GGTGGGACTGGCCGGTCCTCGGTGGGCGATCTGACTCGCGCCCTCCGCGGCGCGGACTGGGATCCCGAGACCGGCAAGGTCACCCCGCCCGAGCCGGATCCGGAGCCGGGCGAGACCCGTCGGCGCTCCGGCCTGTACGTGATCCGGGATGGCATCGAGGTCCCGGTCCTGGTGGACGAGAAGGACGCGATTGCGGCCCTGCCGACGGCGGGCCCGGAAGGAGGCGGCAAGTGAGCACGACATACCGAGTGGCGCCCGAGGTCGAGGAGGTCGCGGGGAAGCTGATCGAGGAGCACCACCAGGACCTGGTCGGAGTCCGGGTCGACTTCCTGTTCCGCTCCCCGCCGGCTACGTCCGGCGGCCGCCTGGTCCTGGGCAAGGCCCGGAAGATCAGCGGGCTCGCCGCGTTCCTGGCCGGGCACGACGGACCGTTCCTGGTCATGGAGATCGCGGAGGAGCCCTGGCAAGACCTCAGCGAACGGAAGCGCGCCGCCCTGGTCGACCACGAGCTGTGCCACATGGGCGTGGACGAGAACGGGGCGCCGGCGATCCTGGGCCATGACGTCGAGGAGTTCGTGGTCGTGGTGGAGCGCCACGGCATCTGGACCCGCGCGCTCGAAACGCTCCAGCTCGCATCCCAGCTAGCCCTGCCCTTCGAGGGCGGGCCCGAGGCGGAAGGAGGTCTGGCCTGATGTACGAGTACCGGCTCGAGGTCCGGCGGGTGGTCGACGGGGACACCGTGCACGCCCGGGTGGACCTCGGATGCGACGTCCGGCTGGACCTCACCCTCCGCCTGGCCGGCATCGACGCGCCCGAGCTCCCCACGGCCGAGGGCGTGGCGGCCAAGGAGTACCTCGAGTCCCTCGTGGAGCCCAATCCGCAGGTCCCCGCGGTGCTCCTGGTCCGGACGTTCAAGGACCGCCGCGAGAAGTACGGCCGGTACCTGGGCCAGCTCGTGTGGCGGTTCGGTGATGGCGCCGAGGCCGACGTCAACAAGGCCATGCTCGACGCGGGGCACGCCCAGCCGTGGCCGTGATCCGCCGCCCGCCGGACCGCCTCGAGGAGGTCCGGCAGCTGGCCCGGGCCCGCCGCCTCGAGCTCGCCCGCCGGCTGAACCTCCGGAGGCCTCGAGCGGAGCGCCTGGCCGAGCGGCTCCGGCGGGAAGGGATCGGCGCGCCGTGATCGACGGGCTGGTGTGGACGGTGTGGATCCTGATCGGGGTCCTGTACGAGACGTGGGCCCTGCACGAGCAGGGCGATCGGTTCCGGCCGCTCACGTACTGGTGGCGGTGGCTGATCTATGGCCCGCGGCCCTCCGGGTACTCCTGGATGCGTCCGGTGTACTGGCTGGCCGCCGGCCTGTGGGTGTGGGTCGGGATTCACTTCCTGATCGACCCGCTGATCCGGGGGCGCCTGTGAAGGGCCAGATCGACCTGGGCGGTGGTTTCGCCTATCGGTTCTACGTGTGGTCCCCGGACCGGAAGCTCAACCCGCAATACGAGGGGGTCCCCGACCTGGATCCGGCGGGCATCATCCTGACCTGCGCCCACGGGGTGGAGGGCGGGGTTTCGTTCGAGGGCCTGCCCGGGGAGGGCCCGCGATGGACGGTCGAATCGCTGGACCCGTTGACCCTGTCGCCGTCGATCGATACCGGCTGCTGCCACGGATTCATCCGGGAGGGGCGGTGGGTCCCCGCATGAAGGGCCGGCCGAAGGATCCCCGCCGGGCGAAGCGCCGCACCGGGCACCGGGCCAAACCCGGCGAGCCGTCCCGGTCGCTGGTGGCCCTGCCCCCCCCGCCGCCCGACGTCCTCGAGCCCCCCGAGGACCTCCGGGAGGACATGCAGGCCGTGTGGCGGCGCATGGTCGGGGCCCTCCGGATCTCGGCCCCCGTTCGGGAGGTCGACGTGTTCGCCCTCGAGGCGGCCGTCCGCCTGTACGTCCGGATGCGGGAGAACGGGAAGCTGGTCGACGACTACGGGGTCCTGGCCCGGACGGAGGCCGGGGTCACGGTGTCCCCGTTCGTGAAGGGCGAGCGCGACGCGGCCCTGGGGTTCCTCCGGTTCGCCGAGCAGTACGGGCTCACCCTGGCCTCGCGCATGCGCCTGGGCCTGATGCAGCTGCAGGGCAAGAGCCTCCTGGAGGGGCTGGCCGAGGACCTCGAGAAGCCCTGACATGGCCCGGTCCGCCGCGGCCCCGATCCTGCTGGACCTTCCCGTCCGCCCGTCCCTGCGGGTGGCCCGGTTCGCCGAGCGGAACCTCCGCCACGGAAAGGGCCAGTGGGCCGGCCGGCCGTTCGTCCTGGAGCCCTGGCAATACGACGAGGTCGTGGTCCCGATCTACGACGACCTCGAGCCGTCCGGGTTCCGCCGGGTCCGCGAGGCCCTCATCGGCGTCGCAAAGAAGAACGGGAAGACCCACCTGGGCGCCCTATTCGGCGCCTACGGGCTCCTGGCCGACGGGCACTACGTCCGGGACCCGAACGGCTGGCTGTGGGTCCGCGAGCTTGGGGCGGAGGTGTACAACGTGGCCGGCTCCCGCCAGCAGGCCAAGATCCTGTTCGAGATCGCCTCCAGCTTCATCCTGCGGTCCCCGTTTCGCCCCCCGGTCACCAAGCTGTACCGCGACGCCATCGAGGTCCCCGAGACCGAGTCCGTGTGGCGGGTCCTGGCCGCCGACGCCAAGCTGGCCCACGGCCCGAACCCATCGACGGCGATCATCGACGAGATATGGGTGCACCGCTCGCCCGAGCTGTACGAGGCCTTCGCCTCGGCCGGCGCCGCCCGCCAGCAGCCGCTCCTCGTGGTGATCACCACGGCCGGCTTCGATCAGGAGTCCGTGGCCTTCCAGCTGTACCGGAACGGCCTCGGCCGTCACTCGAGGCGGTTCTACTTCCGGTGGTGGCAGGCCCCCGACGGGTGCCGCCTGGACGACATGCGGGCCTTCCGCAAGGCCAACCCGTCCCGGTGGATCACCGCGGCGTACCTCCGGGATGAGCTGGCCCGGGCCCGCAAGGTCGGGCTGGAGAACCAGTTTCGGCGTTTCCACGGGAATCAGTGGACCACGGTGTCCGAGGCGGCCATCCCGCTCGAGCTGTGGGACACCTGCGCCGACCGCGCCCGGATCCCCGACGGGGCCGAGGTCATCGTGGCCGTGGACCTGGCCCCGCTGCACGACTCCAGCGCCGTGGTCGTCGACCACCGGGACGCCAGCGGCGTGCACAACGTCCGGGCCTGGATCATGCACGCGGATCCGGACACCGGGTACCTGGACTTCGAGGCCCTCGAGCAGCTGGTGCGGGAGCTGTGCCGGCGGTACCAGGTCCGGGTGATCTACACCGACCCGGCCTACGCCATCCGGTCGATGGTCATGCTCCAGGAGGAGGGCCTGCCCGTCGAGACGTTCCCGCAGTCGGACGCCCGCATGGTCCCCGCCTCGCTGAACCTGTACGAGTTGCTCATCACGGGGCGGGTCCGCCACGGCGGGAACCGGGCCCTCCGCCGGCAGGTCCAGGCCGCCGGCAAGAAGGCCACCGCCCGGGGCTGGCGCCTGCACAAGCTGAAGTCCACCGGCCTGATCGACGCCGTGGTGGCCACGGCGATGGCGGCGTTCGGGTGGGAGCAGCCGGAGGAGGAGGAGCCCTATCCGACCCTGTTCGTGTGAGGAGGTCGTGACGTGAAAGGCACGATGGGCGCGATGATCGCTCGGGTCCTGCGGGCCGTGGCCCGCTTCCCTGGGGCCGTCCTCGAGGCGGCCCGCCGGCGCCGGCTGGGGGCCAAGGCCCTGGAGCTCGGGGGCTGGGCGGCGCTCACCCGCGCCGCCTGGCTGGTGGCCGAGCCGGCCGGGTGGGCCGTGGGCGGGGCGGCCCTGATCTGGCTGGCCTTCGCCTCCGGGAAAGGCGCCGAGTGAGCTGGCTCCGCCAGGTCCTCGAGGACTTCGCCGCCCGGCCGCGCCGCGCCGATGACCTGCAGGAGGGGCATGAGCTCATCCCGCCGCGCTCCGGGATCGTCTCCTGGGCGGGCGTGCCGGTCACCGAGCGGATCGCCCTGCAGCAGGTCACTGTGTGGGCCTGCGCCGCGCTCATCACCGATTCGATCGCCATGCTCCCCATCGACAACTTCCGGGGGGTCGGGCCGACCCGGCAGCCGGTGGATCCGCCGGCGCCGCTCCTGCAGCGGCCGCACGCCGAGATGGACCTGGTCGACTGGATCTCCCGCCTCGTGTACTCCGCCGTGATGCGGGGGAACGCGTTCGGCTGGATCATCGAGCGGGACCAGCTCGGGTTCGCCCGCCAGATCATGCCCCTGCACCCCGACGAGGTGTGGCCGCGGCGGAACAAGCGGAGCGGGCGGATCGAGTACGAGATCCTGGGCGAGAAGGGCCGGGTCGCCGCCTTCGACATGCTGCACGTGCGCGGCATGACCCTGCCCGGCTCCAACTCCGTGGCCGGGCTGAACCCCATCGAGTACGTCCGGCAGGCGGTGGGCCTGGCCCACGGCGTCGCCGAGTTCGGGGCCCGGTTCTTTGGAGACGGGGGCCACCCGTCCGGGGTCCTGGAGGCCGAGGGCACGGCGAAGGTCAGCGAGGACGACGCCAAGCGGTACCAGGACATGTGGCTCGAGGCTCACGGCCAACGCCACCGGAAGCCGGCGGTCCTGGGCGGCGGCCTGAAGTGGAAGCCCATCAGCATCGCCCCGAACGAGGCCCAGTTCCTGGAGACCCGGAAGTACTCGCGCTCGGAGATCGCCGGGTTCTTTCGGGTCCCCCCGCACATGATCGGCGACGTGGAGCGGTCGACGTCCTGGGGAACCGGCATCGAGGAGCAGTCCCTGGGCTTCGTGACGTTCACCCTGGGGATCTGGCTGGTCCGGTTCGAGCGGGCCATCTCGGCCCTGCTCCCCCGGAACCAGTACGCCCGGTTCAACGTGGGCGCCCTCCTGAAGGGCCGACTCCTGGAGCAGGCCCAAGCGTTCCTCCTGGCCCACCAGGGCGGGTGG